CCAACACAACGGCAATTTTCCGACCACACCGCCAACTTATTTAGGTCGAATCGCTAAAGCAATGTGGCGCCGTGTTCTACCTGTTTTAGAGCAACAATCAGCGATTGAACGCATCGATGCTAATTTGGTTGAAAACTACTGCAGTGCCTATGAGATTTACCGAGAAGCATACGAGTCGATCAAAAAGGATGGTGTTCAGCAAGCCATATACAGGAGTGTTCAAAATAGTGCGGGAGACGTTGTTGGAAAAGACTTCATGGGATATAAGCGCAATCCCGCCACAGCCATATATAATGACGCTTCTAAGCAAATGACTGCGATTGGCATTCAACTGGGGCTGTCACCTAAGAGCCGTGCAGATCTTGCAACAATTAAGCCGCCTGACAAGAAGCCTGATGTAGTCGCCGAGATGAAGAAGTTCTTAGGAGGCGATGTTAGGTGAACCGAGTTGACTTAACACAATCCCATGACGTTATTGGGGCTTATCAGCGTGGAAATTTTGAAGAAGTTATTAGTACCTTTAGGGACCCGGGGACAGCTTATGCATTAAGCGTTCTTAGCGGTGAACAGCAAGCCGGATATCTAATTAAACTTGCGGCCTTCAGGCACATACAAGACCTAAAGCGTTCGCTAGAAGGTGACCATAGCTTCCCGTTCAATTACGACTTAAACAAGGTTAGCAACATTTTAAACTTCGCCGCTATTTGCCCGGATGTCGATACCGGAGAGCCTACCAAGCTTATGCCTTGGCAGGCTTTTATATTGTCTCAACTTATCGGCTGGCGTAATCAAGATGGTGGTAAACGGTTCAGTCGTGCCATTGTTAGTGTTGCACGTGGTCAAGGCAAGACGTACATGATGTCGATCATTGCGTGTTACTCATATTTAGTTGAATCGCTGGGATTGTCTAACCAAGATTTCTTAGTAGCATCGATTAATTACAAGCAAACCGGGAAAATATATGGGTACATCAAAGGAATGATGAAAAAGATCATTGCTAATGAGCCTTTTAGGTCGCTTGCGGCTGAGGTTGGCTTGGATACCCATAGTATTCAGTCAGACCAGATCCTTATGCGTAACAACAATAACGTGTTACGCCCAATAAGCCATGAATCGGGCCAATATGATAGCTATCATTTTACGACAGCCATTTTTGATGAAATCGGAGAAGTCGAAAGCCGCGATAAGATATCAAAAATCATATCTGGACAAGTCAAAGTGAAGAATCGCCAGTTCATCCAGATTTCAACAGCTTATCCTAAGCCCGGAGTACCGTTTCATGAAGATCAGAAAATGATACAGCAGGCCATGGAACAGGATTACAAACGAGATGCTGATACGTACTTAGGACTTATTTGGGCGCAAGACAGTCTTAATGAGACGTTCAAGCCCGAAACTTGGGTTAAGAGTAATCCACTATTGGATTTGCCTGATCAAAGAGAAGTGTTAATGCAAGGCTTGGTGGACAAACGTGACAGTGACATGCTCTCAAACAATATTGGAGATTTTCAGAACAAGAATCTGAATATGTGGCTTCAAGAATCATCAGATAGTTACTTGAAACTAGCAGACGTTGAACACGCAATCATTCCTAGCTTTGAAATTGATGGTCGTGATGTTTATATCGGATTTGACTATTCGATGTTCAGCGATAACACTGCGCTTGCTTTTGTTTTTCCTTATGAGGATAGCGATGGAAAACACTGGTACATTGCTCAACATTCGTTTATTCCTTGGCAAAAAGCTGGATCAATTGAAGCCAAGGAAAAGCAAGACGGCATTGCCTATCGAGAGTTGGCAAAAGAAGGCTATTGCACAATCACTAGCCATCCACAAGGCATCATCAATGATGATCAGGTGTATACATGGCTGATTGATTTTGTTGAGAAGCACCGGTTGAATGTCATGTGCTTTGGCTATGATGCAATGGGTGCCACACGCATGGTTAAACAGTTAGAACTTAATTCTGGCTGGAATCTTTTGCCGGTCAAGCAAAGAACTGGCGAGCTGAAAGACCCGACTAAATTTTTGCAAACGATGTTTATTGAGAAATCAATCACTAGATTAGACGACAAAATCATGGAAAAAGCATTGCTTAATGCCCAGATTTATGAAGATAAGGTCGGAATTCAAGTCGATAAGGCCAAAGCAACGTTGAAAATCGATGTGGTTGATGCCTTAATTGACGCTCTTTATCAAGGCATGTATCACTTCGAGGATTATGGAATAGCGAATGACCGCACCAAAGAAGTTGAACTGATGACGCCCAAGAAGTTCAAAAAAATGATCGAAGACGGCCAGTTTGGGTTTGGAGGTGATGCCGTTGGTTGAACAATTTAGTAAAGCTTTGAAAGTGGTAGGACTGTTTCTATTTGCAAATATTGAGACGGTTCTTTTTTTATGTGGATTTGGTGTCCTAGTCTATGCTGCATTCTCAGTCAGTATGTTAGTCGGGCAAGTGATTTTGGGAATGTTGTTGGTAGCAACAGCGCTCGTGATCAGTAAGGCCAAGAAAGGAGGTGACTGATGGTGCTTTTTGGATTTCTGAATAACAAAGCAACTAATCGTGCTGCACCGCAATATCAGAGCGTGCTTGAGTCAGCTATCGATGATAATTTGGGTGGGTTGGCAATTGACCCTACAAGCTATATTCCAGCGCGGAAAGCCTTACTAAACTCAGACCTTTATGCAACGATCTATCAATTGTCCGCAGACTTGGCCACTTGCTATATGCAAGCAGGACAGCCGCGAACACAAACGATTCTTGATCACCCGTCAGCAACCACAAACAGGCAAGCATTTTGGCAGTCAATGGCGGCACAACTGCTACTTGATGGGAATGCCTATGCTTATATTTGGCGCAACCAGCTTACCGGTCAGCCCGTTAGGCTTGAATATTTGCGACCGTCTCAGGTATCTGTATTTCTTTTGAGCGATGGCACTGGGCTAACTTACAACGTTTCTTTTGACGAGCCAAGTATTTCTGTTATGAACAATGTGCCACAGTCAGACATGATTCATCTTCGACTGCTCGGTATTGGGAATGGTGGAGAAGTTGGCCGGTCACCGCTGTTAGCTCTGCAAAACGAATTGAACATCAAAAACAGTGCCAATGGGTTGACAATATCGGCACTGTCAAAGGCTATTACTTCTAACGGAACGTTGACCGCAAAGAATGGATCGGCGTTAAGCCTCAAAGAAAAGCAGGCATTGTCGGCAGGATTCATGACTCAAGCAACTTCTAATAAGGGTCCAGTCGTGCTTGATGAGCTGACAACATATGCTCCACTGGAACTAAACTCGGACGTCTCTAAGCTGCTCTCATCGACAGACTGGACAAGCAAGCAGATTGCGAAAGTCTACAACATTCCTGACAGCTACTTGAATGGTCAAGGTGACCAGCAGTCATCCTTATCGATGATTGAGGGCATGTATGCGAATAGTCTCAACCGATATGCACAGGCTATTGCCAGTGAGTTAAATGAGAAATTCTCGGCTGCTATTGAAATCGATATTCAGCCGGCCATTGATCAGGATCGGAGCAGCTATTTAGCAGCCGTTGGGGGTGCCGTAAAAAACGGCGCGATTTCTGGCAACCAATCCGACTTTTTGTTGCGACATGTCGGTTTCTTGCCGGCTGATACGCCTAAATATATGCCTGCGGATTCGGACCTTAAAGGAGGTGATACGAATGGCAGTAACGGTACCAATTAAGGGCGTTATCTCAAGCGAGGATGATGCTGACATTTATCAATTCTTTGGTTACCAGACAGTCACCCCATCTGATTTATCAGACGGATTGTCAAAGGCAAACGGTCAGGACGTTGTTTTGGAAATTAATAGCCCGGGCGGTGATGTATTTGCTGGTAGCGAGATGGCAACAGCCATCAAGAATTATTCAGGTAGCATCATTACCAATATTGTTGGCCTTGCAGCGTCTGCAGCATCAGTGGTTGCCTTGGCGGGAGATAAAGTCGAGATGGCACCAACAGCTCAACTGATGATTCACAGAGCATCAACGTCAGCAAACGGCAATGTTGATGCATTAAATTCAGCAGGCCAATCGTTAGACAGTATTGACCAATCATTGGTTGATGTTTATGTAGCAAAAACCGGTATGAGTCCAAGTGATGTGTACAACATGATGGTTAACGAGACATGGATCAATGCCAAAGAGGCTGTTGAAAAAGGATTCGCCGATGACATTATGTTTGATACAGCACCAGCAGTTACAAACAGCGTTTTGCCACTAACAACTGACATGATTCACCGAGTTAAATCATTAATGGCGAAAGCAAACAGTCAACAAAATAAGCCAACTGAAAGCCAGCCTAAGGATGATGGAAAGGAAACCATTAATCCTAAGCTGGCTTTGTTGTTAGGCATTAAAAATAAGGAGGCCAAATAATGGCTAGTGTAAACGATTTAAACACCGCATGGATTTCAGCGGGACAAAAGGTAACTGATTTGCAAGACAAGTCGCAAAAGATGGCGGTTGCCTTGGCATCTGATCCGTCTTCTTATACAGAAGATGACGTTAAGAAAGTAACGGATGATTTGAAGGCTGCTAAAACCGCTCGAGATTTCGCAAAGTCAGCGTTGGATGACGCTAAAGCTGAAGCAGAGGCAGAAAAGCCAACTGACATTACCGACAAGAAAGTAAACATTATTCAGAAAACGTCTGAGGCCCAAGACTTTGTCCACAATTTTGTGGATTTAGCTACGGGCAAGAAGCGGATTACGGATTTGGTAACTTCCGGCAACACTGACGGTGATAAGTCCAATGCAGGGCTGACGATCCCGCCTGATATTCAGACCAACATCAATCAACTAAAACGACAATACGCGTCTCTTGAACAATACGTGAATGTTGAAAATGTTTCTACCCCTACTGGGTCACGCGTGTATGAACCTTTTGAAACAATCACACCACTGGCAAATCTTGATGATGAGAATGCGGTTATTGGTGACAACGATGATCCACAGTTGAAACAAATCAAATACACCATTCATCGGTATGCCGGTATTTCTACAATGCCGAATACTTTGCTTAATGACAGCGATCAAAATATTCAAGCGTGGATTGAACAATTTGTTTCTCGTAAGGATGTTGTGACGCGCAACGGCGTCATCATTTCAGCAATGAACAAAGCTCCTAAGAAGCCAACAATTGCTAAGTTTGACGACATCTTGGATATGATCTACACAGCTGTTGATCCGGCTATCCAGTCCACATCGGTTTTGATGACCAATGTTAGCGGATTTGCACAGTTGGCAAAGGTTAAGGACGCCATGGGCCAGTATCTTATTCAGGCCAACGTTGTTCCTGACATGCCCTACAGCATTCGTGGTCATCAGGTGGTTGTCATCTCTGACCGTTGGCTGCCAAGCGCAGGCATCACGTCTGCACCAGTTTATCCGTTATATTATGGCGATCTTTCTCAGGCCGCGACACTGTTTGACCGTCAACAGATGAGCTTGGTTGTTACCAATATCGGTGCTGGAGCGTTTGAACGTGATCAGACAAAGTTGCGTGTCATTGACCGCTTTGATGTACAAGCAACTGATGCTGATGCCTTTGTGGCTGGATCGTTCTCCGCAATTGCTAACCAACAAGCAAACTTCCCAGCAGCTAGCGCAGGCAAATAATTTGAAAGGTCGCCTATGAAAGAAACAGTTTGCTGATCAACTGGCAGGCGGCCAATGAAGGAGATGAAGTAATGGCTGATGATGACAATTTTCAATCTGATATTGTTGCTGACCTAATGGCAGAACTTAATCTTGATGATGCCGAAAAGACAACCATTACAAATTTGGTTGCTGGTGCTACGGGGGTAGTAACAAGCTCTGTAGGAATTCTCAATGAATCCGATCCGATTGCAAAACTTGCCATTAAGACAATGGTTACACAGCAATATTATGATCGTGCTCTCGAAAACGGACTATCACAAGGAGTTCTGATGATGTTACTCCATTTGCAGGCCAATCAGCCGGAAAATTCAGACAGTGGTGATGCTGATGGCAGCTAATTTCAAACCGAGTGATTTCAGCCGCAAGGTTGATCTCGGATCTCCACAATCACACAAGACTGGTGCCGGCATTAATATCACCAGCTTTGTTCCGGCTTATAGCCTGCATTTCAAACAGCAGAAACGAACACTCACACAGCAGTACACGCTTGTGGGAACACGTTTGGATAATTCAATCACGATCATCACCCGACATGATGATAGGAACGCTGCACAGCAGCAGGCACGTCTCGGTGGCATTGTGTATGACATTGCTGATGTGTCCCCTGACGACAGCAATGATGCTATTCGTTATGACTATCTGACCCTCACGAAAACAACTAAGGGGGCATGACCGTGGACATGGATGAGGCACTTGGTCAATGGCTTAAGCAAGTATCAAAGGCTGCCGAATTGTCTATTAGCGAGCAAGAAAAGATCACCAAGGCTGGTGCTGATGTTTACGCTAAGAAGCTAGCAGAGACCACCAAAGAAAAACACCCAAATACTAAGGGAGATGGCGGTAAGTATGGACATTTGAGCGAGGACATCAGTAGTGCTGCGGGAGATATTGACGGTGACCATAATGGCAGCTCAACGGTTGGCTTTGGCAATAAAGACTACGTTGCCCGCTTCTTAAATGATGGCACCAAGTATATTCACGCTGACCATTTTGTGGATAATGCCCGTGACGATGCTAAAGACGCTGTATTTGCCGCTGAAGCCGAGAAATATCAGGCAATGATTGCCAAAGCGAATGGTGGTGGGGATAAATGAGCGCCGTAGATGATGCGGTAACAATGCTTACCGAAGCCAAAATTGCCAATATTGACGCTGTTTATGGCAACAATTTGCCGCAAGAAGCAGTGGACAACGTCAATTCAACCATCATTCTCGTCACTGATTCCGCTGATGACCCATCAAGCTTTGGCAATGATGACTTTTGGTCACTCAGTCAAGAGATTGAGATTCAGATTTGGTACTCACAATTGCTTGATTCTGATCCCGAAATCATTGAGATCGCCATGATGAAGGCTTTTACTCATCAGCATTGGCAGGTAGCGGCCGTCAGGCAACGAACATTTGACCCAGACACACAGCAACTTTTTAACACATTTTATTTTAGTAGAACAAAGAATATTTAGGAGGTATTCAAATGGCAACAGTAGGTTTATATCAAATCCAGCTAGCTTTGGTTGATGCACAGCAAAAGTTAATTTCTGGCGCTGATACAGGACTAAGCACAGACGGTGTCTATACTGTCGATCACAAAGATTTAGGTACTAAAACGGCCAACATTACAGGCTTATCAGGTACAATTGCTAAGATCTATGGCAACAACAACGTCCAAGACGTTACCGTTGGTACTTCAGAACCAACAGTGGCTTTGAATATTAACAACTTGGATTACAAAATCAAGCAGCAAATCAAAGGCTTTGTCAGTGATAAAAAGGGCGGTTATACGGATGAGAATTTGAAGGCTCATGTGGCCTTGCTTATTACCACCCAAACCATTGACCGGACGCACTTTGTTTACTATGGATTTGGTGATGGCATCATGACCGAAACCGCAGCTAACATTCAGACTGATGCGGCAGCAGAACAACGTGTGGATGACGCTTTAACTTACACAGCACTTTCTACTGCGGCCTTTAATAATCAGCCGTACAAGATTTATAGCGATCTTGATTCTAAGTTTGATAAAGCCAACATGTACAAAGAAGTGTTTGGCGGATATGTACTGTCACCCTCATTAGGCAAATAAGCCGGTGCTGACAGACGCAATCTGACGCAATTTCATAGCAACAACTGATAAGTAGCTCACTAACGTGCGCTATTTTTTATGCTTAAAAGTCGCTTTCTGGTGAACTTGGTGGTGTCCGATTCACCACAGCGACCTTATCAAATACAAAGGATGGTATTACCAATGAAAATTAAAGTTAGTCAACTTAGCAACCGTGCACATGAGGTAAAAACAACCAATCGGAACATGGAAAAGATGTATGATCTGCAATTACTCATGGCCAAGGCTGACGATATTGCCGACATGGAACCGATAGAAATTATTAAGATTCAACGCGATATGCTGCATGACTCAATTGATTTCTTGACCACAGTTTTAGACCTTAATAAACAAGAAAAGGAAAAACTTGGCGACTTAGAATTTGCCGACACTATTCAGGCAGTTAATTATACCTTTGAACGCATGATGGGCATGAGTGACGAGGATATTGACTTAGCTGCCAAGAAGCAGGATGCCAGCAAAAGCAAAGATTAACCCAGCCGTCAAAGTTTATGAGCTTGGAAATCAGGTACAGGACTTTAGATGGATGAAAAAGCAGGCAGTCATGTATTTCCACTGGTCGATGCAGGATTTTGATGATGCTGATTATTTTGAAATGTTGGAAATGATGTCCGCCAAGGATAAGAAAGATCGGCCAATTGATCCGGCAGTTATGTGGCAGCAATACCAAGAGAAAGGGTGATTTAAGTGGCACAACAAATTAACGCAACAATGAGCACCAAGATTGCCCTTGATCTATTGTCGGCAAGCGAATCCGTCAAATCATTAACAGCGGTTGTTCGTTCTAGCCAAAACGCTTGGAAAGCTCAAGTGGTGGAGATGAAATCCGCTGGTGATGCAGTTGGAGCTGCTCAAGCCAAGTATGACGGCTTGGGTAAGTCCATTGAGTCACAGCAGGCTAAGATTGATGCTTTAAAGTCTAAGCAAAGTGAACTCAAGGGCAACACTAGTGAAACCGCTGAACAGTTTTTGAAGTATCAACGTGATATTGATAGCGCTACTAAGCAACTGGCCAGTATGCAAGCTCAGCAAGACCGTGCTAAACAGGCCATGGACTATCAAAAGTCTGGCTTAGCTGGCTTACAACAAGAGTACACAGCCGCTGCTAGGGCAAACCAAGCTTATGTGACTCGCTTAGAGGCTGAAGGCAAACAGCAAGAAGCTAACAAGGCCAAGATGGATGGCTATAAGTCCTCCATTACCAATCTAAATGAGCAACTTTCTAAACAGTCTGCTGAGTTGGATAAGATTGCCAGTGCTAGCGGAAAAGACTCTGATGCGTGGCGCACACAAAAAATGCGCGTTGACGAGACAGCTACCAGTTTAGCAAAAGCAAAGTCTTCTATGACCGGTTTGCAAACTGAAATGGATAAGGCTAATCCGTCCGTTTTCAACAGAGTTAAGGAAGCTATATCGGGAACAAACAAGCAAGCCGAAAAGACACCGGGTTTACTTCGGAAAATTGTTGAGGGTGGCTTAATCACCAATGCCATTACAAACGGGTGGCAGGAACTAAAAGGAAAAATTGAAGAAGCAACTGCTGCTGGTATGGAATACGAAAAGCAGCAAGATCAAATGAATGCCATTTGGCTAACCTTGACTGGTAATGCTGAAAAAGGGCAAGCAATGGTTGACATGACCAACAAACTTGCCGTCAAGTTTGGTCAAGATACTGATTTGGTAAACGAACTAAACCAGCAGTTTTATCATGTCTTTGATAACCAACCGAAAACAGAGGCTTTAACTTCCGCCTTTCTGACAATGGGTGATGCGATTGGATTATCTGGTGATCGTATTCAACAGGTCGGTCTCGACTTTACGCATACATTGTCTGGATCAATTGTGCAACTTGGTGACTTCAATCAGCTAACAGATGCCTTTCCAATGATGGCTGATGCGATGCTGGAATACGAAAAGAAAGTTCAGCATAATTCTCAGCTAACTATGACTGATCTTCGTGCACAGATGAGTGCTGGCAAGATCAGTGCTCAAGACGCCACTAACGTTATCGAAGAATTAGGGCAGAAATATACCAAAGCGTCAGACAACTTGATGCAAACTATCCCCGGCATGACTCGGGTTATCAAGTCTCGCATCCCAGCGCTAATTGGCGACATAGAAAAGCCTTTTTTAACGGCTCAAAACCCAGTGCTTGGGGCTATTAGTCGATGGTCACAGGACAAAAATACCGATAAAGAGTTTGGCAAATTAGGTCAAGCAATGAGCAAAGGCCTAAGCACAATCACAACTGCGTTTGCAAAAGCGTTTGATCTATCCGCTGGTCCTAAAGCAATGGACAAAATGATGGACAAGCTTTCGGATGCTGTTACAAAAGTTAGTCAATCAATTGCTAGCCACGCTGGTCAAATCAAGACATTCTTCACTACGATTTCAACCACCGGATCAGCTATGGCTAAAATATCATGGGTTGCGCTTACGTCAGGTCTAAAGGTGCTCAACCCATTGTTAAAGTCTTTGGGAGATTTTGCGGATAAGCACCCTAAACTTTTTGGCGATTTAGCAGCCGGATTTATTGCTCTGAATTTTGCCGGTAAAGTGTTGCCGATTGCCGCAATTGCTGGATTCACTAAAACCATCGGAGGTATGTATTCTGGCCTTAAAAATTTAGCCAACTCAAAATTCGCTGACATGATAAAAACGAATTTAAGTAAGCTTAATAGCAGTGCACTTGGCAAAGGCATGGCGACTATCACAATTGCCTATGATGCCATTTCAGATATTAAGGATTTAACAAAGGCCTTTTCTAAAGGTGGCACTGTGGGCCAAAAGTTTTCTGCTGTTGGTGAATCTGCCGGGACACTGATTGGCGGCGGTATCGGTGCTTTCTTTGGTGGCCCCTTAGGCGCAGCGGTTGGTGCAACAATTGGCAAAACAGCTGGTAAATGGGCTGGTGTTGCCGCTAAGAAGTTTACTGATGGCTGGAATGCTAAGAAAAAGCCAGCTAATAGTTGGCTAGGTGGTCTTGGCTGGGATGCTCGTCAAATGACTAACAATGTAGTCAAATGGTGGGATGGCATTAACAAGTCCACTGCTGCAGCTCAAAAGAAGCAGCAGAAACAGCAAGAAGCAGCTAATAAGCGGGCACGAAAAGAATGGAATGATTTTTGGAAGGGTGTAGGTAAAGGCTGGAATGGTTTTCTAAAGACCGTTAACGGTTGGGGAAAGTCACTTTCAACAGCGTGGTCTAAAGTTTGGAATCCAATTAGCAAAAAAATGTCTTCTATCTGGAAGAATATTGTGAAAATTGCAAAAGCAGGACTAGATATTCTTAAAAAGGTAATTGTATATCCTGTGGCATTTATTGTTGGCCTTTTCATACTTGCATGGAGAAAAGTAGAGAAGCCCTTTAAGGCTGTCTGGAATGGTTTAGTAAAGTTTGTTAAGCCTCCACTAGACAAAATCAGCAAAACGATTAGCAGCACAACAAAAGGAGTTCAAAACGCATGGAATAAAACTTGGGGAGCTATTTCTAAGTTCTTTTCCAATACGTGGAATTCAATCGTCAAGATTGTATCTTCTTCTACCAATTGGATAGTCAAGAATGTCACGAATTTCTTAAATGCAGTTCAAAAAGTATGGGGTAGTATTTGGAAAGCAATTTCTAATTTCTTCAAAGATATTTGGAATGACATCGTTAAGATATATAACAATGTATCAAACACCCTTTCAAAGGGCATCAGCGTAACTTTAAAGTTCATTCAAAATGTCTGGAATACAGCATGGGGTGCCATCTCTGGTTTCTTTGGAAACATTTGGAACGGCATGGTTAAATTCTTCACGCCAATCATTCATGGCATGTCTAGCACAATTGGCAGTGTCATCAAGAACATTAAAAATGTTTGGACAGATGTATGGGGTGGCGTTGGTCACTTCTTCAGCGGCATCTGGAATGGTATCAAAAAGGCAGCGGAAAGCGGCATCAACTTTGTGGTCAGAGTTATTCGTACTGGCTTGTCGGCAGTCAATGGTGTTCTAGGCTTCTTCGGTGTTAAAAAAGTTGGTCTGCCATCATACGTACACTTTGCCCAAGGCGGCGAAGTTGGTAAAGATGGTACGCAATTGGCTATGGTAAACGATGACGGTAGCGAGCATTACAAAGAATTGATCCACAAGAAGCGCACAAATCAGTGGATATATGCTGAAAAGCGCAACGCTATTCTTCCACTTGAGACTGGCGACCGTGTTTATAACGGGCGGGAAAGCAAGGCCATCGCTAACATGTATGGCATTCCCGGCTTTGCACAAGGCGGCATCATCGGCAGTGTGTGGGACGGCGTTAAAGACGCTAGTTCGTGGGTAGTCGATAAGGCTGAAGATGTTGGCAAATGGATCGGTGATAAGTTCGAAGCAATTGTAGATTGGATCGCTCACCCGGTTAAGCATGTAACTGATCTAATCAGTAGCAGTATAAAAGGGATTGTTAGCTCATCTCCAGTAAAAGCATTTGGAGACTTAGGAGTTGGCATTTTTAAACATGCATATAACGGAATTGGCGATTGGATCAAAAAAGAGCTTAAAAAAATAGAAGATTCCATGGCCAATCCCGGTGGCTCAGGCGTGCAACGTTGGAAGCCATATGTCATTCAAGCTTTAAAGGCCAATGGATTTGATGCCTCGGCATACCAAGTTGCTGCATGGATGCGAGTTATCCAGCGTGAATCCAATGGTAATCCTAGGGCAATTAACTTGTGGGATAGCAACGCTAAAGCCGGCATACCTTCAATGGGGCTTGTACAAACCATTGGGCCAACGTTCAATGCGTTTAAGTTCCCCGGCCACGGCGATGTCTATAACGGCTATGATGACTTGTTAGCTGGTATTCACTATATGAAATCAATTTATGGC